CTCTGGGCCATCGCGACCGGGCGGGCGGTTTTGCCCGCGGATGGTGCTGCGGGCGGACAGGCTGAAATCGCCGGTGTCCATATCCCAGTAGTTCAGGCCTGCTGCGTCGGAGAGACGGCCGGTGAACACGGTGTCGGCGAAGATGCCTTTGCCGTTGGCGAGCGCCCGGAAGTCCCAGTCCCCGTTCGGTTTTTTGTGGTCGGCGATGCGCCAGTAGCCGCCGCCGATGTGGATGCATTGGGTGGGGTTCTGGTCTTCTGGTTTGTCGTACACGTAGATGCCTTGGCCGGGTTTGAGGTACGTGTATCCGCCGGTGGCGTTCATGATCTGGTTGATCCGGTCGATGAGGTCTTTCATGTACGGGCCGGTGCCGCCGGCGGCGCTGTTCCATGCGCCGGAGTTGGACACGAGCTTGTCGAGGGCCTGCTGTTGGGCGGCCATGCGCTGCGTGTATGTCTGGCGGATGTTGCCGAGGGTGATCTTGGTGTCGGCGAGGCTGCCGGCCAGGTCTTCCTCGATCTGGAGGATGCGGCCTTCGAGGCGCAATGGTGTGGTGAAGCTGGTGTCGATGATCTGCACGCTGTCGCCGACGTCCGTGCCTTCCGGGTCGTATCCGGCTTGGCCGAGCGCCGTCACGTCGGCGGTGTAGGAGACGACGGGCGTGGTGCGGGTCTTGAGCGCCGCTTTGGTGAGGTTTAGGAGTTCCTTGGGGTCTTCGCAGTCGGGGAAGTCCGCGCTTGCTTCGCTGTGGTGTTTGGTGCCGTCGGCTCCCACGATGCCCCAGTTCGCCAGCGCGTTGTCGTCTTGGATGTAGGGTTTGCCGTTGTTGACGTCGGCGAAGCTGATTTTGCGGCTGTATCCTCCGGTGGCTTCGCCTTCCTCGTTGGTTTGTTCGATGCCTTTGCCCCAGCCGTAGAGGCGGGTGATGACGTCGCCGCTGTCGATGTCTCGTTTGATTTGGGCGAGGTCCTTGCCGTACTCGAAGCGTTTCGTGGTGCTGGTGGAGCCCCGGTGTTCGAGCAGGTGGATGATGCGTTGGCCGATCTGGTTGCCGGTCGGGTCGGGCTGGTATTCGGTCTGGACTTCGAGCCCGTAGGTGTCGGCGGTCTTCTGGACGGCTTCGAGTACGGTGCAGTGGTAGAAGCTGAGGTCGGCGGTGCCGGTGATGGGGCCGGTCTCGACGGTGCCGACCGCCCACCGGGTGCCTTCCAGTGCCTTGGCGAGGCAGGCTTTGGCGTTCGCGTTGCGGTTGCGTTTGTCCTCGATATAGGTGCGGGACAGTTCGGCGATGCTGCCGGTGCAGTAGGCGACGGTGACGGGCATGCCTGCGGCGCGGGCGGTCTGGGTGGACTGGCACAGGTATTCCGCCCAGCGGCCCATCGAGTCCTTGAAGACGATGCGTTCGTCCTTGTTGATCTCGCCGATGGTGGTGACGTCCAGAGTGTCGGTGCCGTCGGTGGCGCGGGTGCGGATGGCTTTGATGGCGTATGGGAGGTCGCCGAGCGGGTTGCCCCAGCGGTCGAAGATCATGTAACGCAAAACGTGTCTCCTAGATGAGGGTGAGCGGCCGGTACGCGAGGCTGGCGGCCGTGACGCCGGCCGGGGTGATCGTGTTGGCTCCCGGCAGGAGCGGGAAGTAGTCGGAATCGAGCGTGGGGGTCATGAGGTTGCCGTTGACGCGCAGCCCGCGCGCGTCCGGCGAGGTGTCGATCGTGATGCGCCCGGTGATCGCGGTGGCGGATGCGAGAGTGAGCTTGTGGCCGTGCGCGTCCTGCATGCTGACGGTCTTGGTTCCGCTGGCTGGGGTGAGCGCCCATGCGGGCCAGCATGGCCGGTTGCCTCTGATGTGGATCGCGTTCGCGCCCGTTTTGAGCGTGATGGAGCGGCTGCGGCCGATGAGATAAGGGGCGGCGGCGATGCTCACGGTGACGAGCGTGGCGATCTGCCTTGGGCCGGCCCATTTGTCCTCCCACGCGGAAAGGCTCATGCGGCCTTGGTATTCGCCGGGCAATCCCCGCCATGAGAGCGTGACCACTGTGCCGGCCAGGGCCGCGAGCCGGGTTTTGGCGGCGAGGATGTCGTCTTCTCCGCCGATCGCGTACAGGCTGAGCGTGATGGCGCGGTTGCCCATGTACGCGGCCCCCGAGGGGTCGGTGAGGGTCAGGTCGAGCCGGCCGTCGCGGCCGGGCATGTCCTGCACGCTCACCGTGGGTTCGGCGTTGTCGATGGTGATGCCGTCGGAGGATAGGGAGAGCATCATGCGCTCCAGCGGGACGCCGTTGAGCGTGGGGTCTTCGACATGCGGCAGGCGCATGCGTCGCTGGTAGAGCATGATGCTCTCCTCTCTTAGGTGCTATCGGCCTCTCATGGCGAGGTAGTTGAGTTCGTAGCTCATGGGTTTGGCGAGTTTGCCGGCCATGACCTCGCCGCCGCGATCGGACAGGTTGAGCGTGATGCCGGCGGATAGTGCCATGTCGATCGCGTCGATGATGTCCTGTTTGGTCGCGTAGTCGGCCGAACGGTCGTCCATCGTGTACGCGATCCGTCCGCCGTTGACGGTGCCGTGGTATGCGAGCGGGGTTTCGAGCCGGCTGGTGTCGGTCTTCAGGCTCACGGTCGGGACCATGTCGGTCAGGCCGTCGATGCTGTCGGCGACGAGGCCGCTGGCCTTGTCGATGCCTTGGGCCATGCCGGCGGGTATCCATTTGCCGACCTCGTCGCGGAAGATGCGTGACGGGCTGTGGATGCCGAGCACGCCCTTGGCCCAGCCGACGAGGCTGCTGCCGAGGTTGCTGATCGTGTTCCTGACCCACTGGAACGCGCCGCCGATGCCGTTGATGAGGCCGCTGATGATCTGACGGCCCGTGTCGTACAGCCATCCGCCGGCCCCGCTGACCGCGCCGAGCACGGTGTCGCGGATGCGGCCGACGGTGTTCGACACGGATTGGATGCCGTTGGACACGGCCGATGTGATCCCGTGCCAGATGTTTCCAAGGAACGAGCCGACGCGGTTCCATACGCTCGTCCATACGCCGCTGATGGCGTTCAGGACGGTCGAGATGGTGTTGCGCACATTCTGGATGCATGTGGACACCACGCCGCTGATCGCGTTCCAGATGGCGGATGCGACGGACCTGACCGCGTTCCAGACGCTCGTCCATACGCCGCTGATGGCGTTGAGGACGTTGCCGATCGTGTTCCTGATGCCGTTGATGATCGGCGTGAAGAACGCGACGATCCTGTTCCAGACATCCGTGAAGAACTGGCTTACGGCCGTCCATACGCTCGTCCAGATGCTTTTGATTCCGTCGAGGATGTTCGACAGGAACGCTTTGATGCCGTCCCATGTGGTCGTGAAGAACGATTTGATCGCGTCCCATGCGCCCTGCCAGTCTCCCTTGAGCAGGTCGAGGAACACGACGATGACGGTGCGGATCGCGTTCACCACGGTCGAGATGTAGCCGCTTATCAGCGTGAAGATCGTGGACACGACGTTGTAGATCGCCGTCCATACGGTGCTCCACACGGTGTTCGTGCTGTTCATCTGCTGGGTGATGAACGACAGTATCCAGCCGAACACGGTGTCGATGCCGTTCTGGATCGCCTGCAACGGGGCGACGATGAGCGCGCCGAGCACGGTGAACACGTTGACGATGAAGTCCCGGACGCTGGTGAAGATCGTCGTGGCGGTCGTGCTGATGCCGGTCCACACGCCGGACAGGAACGTGGTGATCGACGTCCACGCGCCGGTGACGCCGCCGCTGATCGTCTGCCATAGGCCCGTGAAGAAGCCGGCGATGCCGTCCCATGCGGATTGCACGCCGCCTGTGATCGTCGCCCATAGGTTGGCAAGGAATTCGCCGAGCCCGTTCCATATCGCCTTAGCGCCCTCCACGAGCGCGGCCCATGTCTCGGACAGCCATGAGGTGAACGCGGCCCACGCCTTGCGGCCGACCTCGGTCTGGGTGAAGAACCAGACGAGCGCGGCGACCACCGTGGCGAAGATCGTGACCCAGAATCCGACGGGATTCGCCTTGAGGACGGCGTTGAAGGCCCGTTGGATGGCGGTGCCGGCGCTCGTCACGGCGTTCCATGCGAGTTGCGCGTTCTGCGCGATCTTGGTGGATGCGGCTATCTTCTGGATGCGGCCGGAGATGCCGCCTATGCCGTTGACGAGGTCGGTGACGCCGTTGGCGGCGTTCTTGACCTTCACGGCGGCGTTGAAGATGCCGTCGAGCCCGTTGCCGACCGCCGTGATGCCCGCCGTGGCCGTTTTGAAGCCGAGGAACGCGGCGACGGCCGGTATGAGCACGGGCGCGAGCTTGCCGGCGTTGCCGACGATGAGGTTCAACGTGTCGGCGATGAGTTTTATGGCGGTCGCGACCCCGTCGGGCGGCATGAGTTTCACCCAGTCGACGACCATGTTGACGACGCCCATGATCGCGTCCCGAATGGTGTCCCACGCGCTTTTGAACGCGGTGATCGCGCCGTTTTCCTCCAGTTTGGAGTAGAGGCGCTGGAACCAGCCGATGAGCCCTTCGATGCCTGCCTGGACGACGGGCACGGCGTTGGTGACTCCGTCTGCGATCCAGCTCATGCCGCCGGTGATGGCGGGTTTGACGCTGTCGAGCACGCTCGCGCCGAGCTTGACGAACGCGGCTTCGAGGTTGCCGGTGGCTCCCTCGATGGTGCTGGCGGATGTGGCGGCTTCCACGGCGGCGTCGGTGAAGCCGAGCGACATGATCGCGTCGTTGAATTCCTGCGCGGTGATCTGCCCGTCGGCCATCGCGTCGCGGAAGTTGCCGGTGTAGGCCCCGGCCTCCCTGAGCGCCTGCTGGATTTTGCCGCTCGCGCCGGGGATCGCGTCAGAGAGCTGGTTCCAGTTCTCGGTCGTGAGTTTTCCCTGGCCGGCGGTCTGGGTCAATACCATCGCGACGCTTTTGAACGTGTCGGCCGAGCCGCCGGCGACGGCGTTGAGGTTGCCTGCGGCTTT